GTGGGTCGACCGGGAATCCGATGACTGTCAATTGGAATAATCATATGAGTGAATTCTACGCGCGAGCAGCCTACCAGGGCATCGCGGCAGCGAACGATCTCTATGACGTCATGCCATCGGCTGTTTACCACCACAATGTGGGGCAACTGGTGTATGGTGATGATAACGATTTTGCGCTCACGGTGCCAGTGAGTGAATGGTTCAATTTTTACTCCATGAGAGACTTTTTGGATCGATACAACATCTGGATCACAACGTCTTCCAAGGATGCCTCTGATGAAAGGGCTACCGTGGACTTCTTGGATTCAGATTTCTTGTGTCGGCGACCGAGGTTGGACCATATTGGCGAATATGGTGTCAAATTCGTGGCGTACCCTTATAAGGAGGTGTACGATTCATTGAATTGGCAATCTGACCATGTGGATGAGAAATTCGCACTGTATCAAAATGCAGTGGGGATTCTTTATCGGTCGGTTGGTCTTGGGCGTGAAGAGTTCTACAAGGAATTCGACAAGCTTGAGAAGGCACTTGCCGATGTGGGTGTGCGTGCTCCTTTGCCCAGGTGGCAAGATGTGAAGCGCAACTTCACAAACCCTGTGATTAATTTCACGGGGGATGGAGCAATGCTCACACCATTCACTGTTCTGGGTACCAACCTGGAAGTGAATATGCGTGAGACCCCTTACCTGGATTTTGAGGAATTCAAGTTTGAGGAATTGGCCATGTTTGTTGAGCCTCATCAAGAGGTGGCAGATTTGGTCAAGAGAGAGATGAATGCAGCTGGGACTGAGGAAGCCGTGGTAGGGAGTGAAACCCCCGCTGAGACTTTGGTCCCTTCGTCATCTCTGCCTATCCCACCTTCGGTGAGTGTGTGCACTGCTGAAGACATGTGCCGGCGACAACAGCCGGTCTTGTACTACAACAGTGCCCAGACATCGAATGTTGGAGGGCAAATGAATGATGTGTTTGTTTTGTCCAGTCCATCTGAGACAAATCGATTCACACCCAGTTTTTTCTACTACTTTGGTACAACGTTTCGCTTTTTTCAAGGCAAGCTGACATACCAAGTGTTGGGGAATCCTGGGCCAACAATGGCTAGTTTTTCGAACTTGAGCCGACAGACTACACTGGCGGCATCATGGATGGGAAACCAGCAACAACCCAATGCAAATGGCGTACCGGCAGGTTCAATGCCAATTGCATGGGGTTCACCAGCGGATACACCTCTGGCGGTCGAGATACCAGGTCAACACCTGACTCCTGACCACTGGATGTTGGTCCCAATAAACAGAGTCGAACAGGCTGAGATGCGGCCTTTCTTCTCTGGTGGTCAGTGGATTGTTGGTCCATTGGCTGCTGGGACAACCAGGATCTACGCCTCAGCGGGCGATGGATTCAAGTTTTGTTTTGTTTACCGGATCATACCACGAAGGGGTATCTACCCCCCAGTGCCACCTCCGAGTGAACGGAAGCATGCGAACCACCACAGCGATGTTGTTCGTGTTCGTACGGAAGGAGCTGTGACGTCTGGCCTCGCGAAGGGGGTCAAGACAGTCACAGGAGCCTACGATAACATGAAGCAATTTGGAGCCAAGGCGGTGGATGTAGCTGACCGAGTACGAGATAGTGCTGCTAATATGCGATTCGACACCCCCAACGATGGGTCGGATGCGCAACCAGTCACCCAACGACATGCATACAACATGGCGGGGATGGTGGGAGGGCGGTACAATCAAGTGCTTGGGCCTGATCCGGGTGAGGCACCCGAAACAAATCTACCCATTGGCACCGGAGTGCCAGAAACGCAGTTGCAAAGAATGGCACAAATGGAATGCCTACTTGCAACTGTGAGGATCACGACGTCTGATACACCGGGGAAAGTAATTTTCTCGGTGCCAATCACTTGCTGTCCTGAATTGATAACGAAAGTTTCAACAAGTGGGCTCTACACACCGACAATGTGCGAGCACATCTTTCAGGCCTTTGAGTATTGGGCATCAGACTTCAACTACACCTTTCAATTCTTGAATCCACCATTGGCGAATATGCGTATCGCTGTGGTGACAAGATTTGGACCTGCGGATCCCTTCACACCACTGACCACAATTCCAATTGCGGAGTTGTCGGGGCAGTATACGAAGGTGTTCAATTTGGGTGTTGAAGACACGCTGAAGGTGAACGTACCATTCGTTTCACCACACAAGTTCTGTGTTGTCCCAACGCCCGGTTGGGACTACCAGTACACTCCAGTGCCATACAGCACCAATGTGGATATTTCACATTGGTACATGACTGGCATGTTGTACGTGGTTGTCGTCACCCCTTATCAGGTGAACGAAACCATGGCGCAACAAATTGACATGAATGTCTTCTTCGCGGCTGGAGACCGCGCAGACTTCAAAACTCCCAACTCTGGCTTGTCTCAAGTTACCTTCCTTCCCGCGACGGATGAAGACGAGGTGAAACGAGAGATGATGACCACGAGTGGGGGTATTGGAGGTGACATGGAGGATGATGAAAAGAAGGACGTGGATGCAAGGCCAAGTGGAGGACCCACTGTGCCTAGCGCCATGTCTGGAGATGGGGTGAATGCCTTGTGGGAGAGATCCTATGTGATTGATGAAGTGGCATGGACGCCCTCAGCAGCACAAGGAGATATTCTCTACACGAAGAATTTGCCCTTTGGTGTCCTACCCAGTGGTCCTGTGACCGTTGTGGTGGGAAGCTTTCATTACTTCCGAACCGAATTGGAATTCAACTTTGGGTTGAGTACTTCCATATCTTCGCAGGGACAACTTGTGGCGTACTATACGCCCTTGGATGTGGACCCATCGACGCTAACTCTTAAGGAGGTGTTGCTGGGACCACATGTCCTTCTGAAAGCTGGAAGAACTACAGCGGGGATTGTCCGAGTGCCTTTTGTGCACCCGATGAATGCGTTGCTGGTGAGCCTGGATGAGGCCATCTACACGAATTTGTCGGAATACTCACAGGGTACAATCACCCTACGAGTGTTCAACCAATTCCTGTCTGGATCGGACGTCTCGACACAAAGCCCAACGGTGAATGTGTCGGTGAAGTTTTTGAAGCCAGAGTTGTCTGTGCCGAATGAATCGGCAGCCTTCAGCTCATTCTTGACGGTGCGAACCGAAATGAAAGAACTGGAGCCGGTGGAACCCGTGGTTCCAAATTATCCATTGTACGGAATGGATTTCCCAGTGGCGGGATCGACCATGACCAGAAGTGACACTCTGGAACTTGATTCGTTCTTGTACCAACGCTGGGGCCCTGAAGCACCAATTGGTCGACTCTCTTATGAGTATCGGTTGGGTGCACCGTGGGTTAACCCAATGAGCATTTGGACAGACTATGCAGATCTGTCGTGTGCTAATTGTGGTTTGGGATTCTTCTGTCAGTGGCGGGATGTAACTCTTGTCACTATCAGTGGGAGAACAGCCTGGTACTGCAGTGAGTTGTGCAGTGTCATCGATGCTGACATTTATTATCAAGCAGTAATGAATGATCAGTGGGGTGAACCTGCTCAGCTCAAAGGGTGAGCCAAGAATTGCGCATTAGGCGCAATTGCCCTACGAAGAATAGCAACGGGAGCTATTCAACGGAGTTGGAAGATTTTAGATCTATAAATAGGACAGATACATCTACGTGGTGCGTTTGTGGTAG